ACCGCCTTGATTGCCACCTACCGGGCCGCCAGCCATAACCGGCTGTGCAACATCCACCTTCCGAGCCTTGTAGTCCTTGCCACTGTTCTGCGGCATGATCGACCATGCGATCGGTGCCGCTTCATCTGCTTCCGCAATCATGCCTGGATTGGTGCCCGCTCCGCCGCCGCCTTTAGTGCGTGCGCTAATTGTGGGGGCAACACTTTTCCCCGCTTCTCGGCTCGGCGGAGAATGCCGGAACATGCCTTCGGGCTCAAAAAGAACCGCTGCGGGATCGGCCCCGTTTCCAAAATCTGCGACAACGAGCACACGGCGGCGTCGTTGGGCCACTCCGAAAAATTGGGCGTCTTTGACAGCCCACGCCGCGCGTCCTTTTGGTCCAGAGACCATACCGTGACGCGGCCACTTTCCTCTTGCCGGTGGCTCGATGGGAGAATCTGCGCCCACAAGTCCGGCGAGGAAGCAGCCGAAAGCGTTATCTTTGGTGCTGAGGACGCCGACGACGTTCTCCCAGACGGCATTGCGAAGTCCATTGTGAGCTGCGAGCTCATGGGCCAACCTCACGTATTCGAGTGAAAGATTGCCGCGCGCGTCGGCGAGTGACTGGCGAAGGCCAGCCACGCTGAACGCCTGGCAGGGCGTGCCGCCCGCCAGGATATCGACACGACCGAGCGTGGTGACGTCGATCTTGGTAAAATCGCCAAGGTTCGGCACGTCCGGATAGTGGTGCTTCAGCACGGCAGATGGGAACTTCTCGATTTCAGAGAACGCCACCGCCTTCCATCCGAGCCGATGCCAAGCGCAGCTGGCCGCTTCTATGCCTGAGCACACACTCAGGAAGCGCAGGCCGGTGTTGTTGTCGTTAGCGTGGATCAAAACGGCGTCCCTCCCGCAATAACTTCGCGAAGCCGTCGGGCGCAGCCTTCCCATGCCGCCTTGACGAGCATACGCTGGTCAAGCTCATCATAGTGCGCCAGCTCAGTGCCTATGCCTCGCTCATTGATCCACTCGCCGACGGCATCCACGCCACCGTCAAGCGCCTGGATTTCAAAGGCATCAAGGCCCTTGATCTTCTTGTAATCGTTGATCGCCATGACGCACCTCTTGCAGATGTATTGCGGATCGCCTTTGTCGGTGCGATTCAGGCCAATACCGATGGCCCGCATGCCGCAGCAAAAGCAGGTGGTCGGGTTGCCGTCGGTGTCGGCTGTCGGGGTGAATGCGGTCTTGGGGATGGCGCTCATGCTACGGCCTGCGCAGGTTGATTGTCATTGGCAGCGAATAGGTCCGACACGGGTTGATCCTTGGTGCCGAGGCTGGCGATATTCTTCGCCGCCTGTCGGAAGTATGACGGCTTGAGTTCGAAACCGACGCCCTTCCGGCCCATCTCGACAGCCGAATAGACCTCGCTACCGATACCCAGGAAAGGCGTGAGCACCGTCTCGCCAGGCAGGCTCCACAGGTCGATGCAACGCTCGATAACGTCCAGCTGTAGCGGCGAGATGTGCTGCTCGTCCTGCTCGTCACGGGCAGAGCGATACTGCAGGGTGCGTGTCTGACGAATGTCGCTCCACACCGGCGATGCATAGCGCTGCCAGACGAAGACCGATCGCCACTGCTCGAAGCTCCAAGGCGTGCGACCGTCCGCGATAGTCTCGGCGGCGTGCTTGTCGTATGCCTCACGGCTGATATCGAGGCTCTCATCACCAACCCAGCAATCGAACATGCCTTCGACCGGCTCCAGGTTGTCGCCCGGCTTGCGGAAAGAAACGATATAATCGGCGAGCCCCTGCCCGCTGATGCAGCTATCCTTGGTGATCTGCTTGTGCAGGAGGCGGATCGACTTCGTGCGCTGCTGCGCAACCACGGGGTCTTTCCAGATGCAGACCTCGGAGTGGAAGATCCAGCCGGCATCCTCATAGGAGCGAATGATCTCACCGCGGAAGTCGCGCATGCCGATGAAGCCGTTGCGTCTCTTGCTGGTCGGCAGCTGCATGCAGTGAACGCTATGGATTCGGCCAGGCTTCGTGACGCGCAGCAGCTCCTGGATCAAGAAGGCATAGTGCTCCCAGAACGCACCGCCCTCGTTGTTGCTGATGTCCCGGTCAAAACTCGAGAACTTGTAGAGGCCCTCGAATGGCGGGGAATGGATGCCGAAATGCACACTGTCGCCCGGCACGGCGCGGATCAACTCGCACGAGTCACCCTCGTAGATGGCATAGTTGTCGGTGATAACCTGGTTCACGGCATTGATGCCTGCGGTCACCGCCGCGGTGTTCTCGGTGTTGGTCATTATGCGGCACCTCCTAGCCATGTTGGGATCTGCATCGGGATTTTGGGATCGTAGCTAGCCTTCTCTCGCGCCTGGGCGTTGATGGCTGCCTTGGTGATGTTGGCGGTGTGAAGGACCATAGCTGCCGCCATTCGATCCGCGTCCGCTTCCTTGCGCTTCAGATTGGCGACCACGGCGCCCTCCGTCTCGGCGGCAATGAAGTGGGCCGTCACCTCTTTCTGCTGGCCGAACCGCCAGAACCGTCGGACTGCCTGGTACACCTGCTCGAAGCTGTCGTTCAGCCCCACGAAACCGGTATCGGCGCAGTGCTGCCAGTTCATCCCGAACCCGGCGATAGATGGCTTGGTGACCAGCACGCGGATGCGGCCCTCGCTGAAATCGATCAGCTTGCGCTCCTTCACGTCTTCCTTATCGGAGCCTCGGACCTCGACGGCGCCAGGAATGGCAGCGGTGAGGCCCTCGCTCTCGGCATTGAGGTTGCACCACCAGACGAACGGCCGATCAACAGGCGTAAGGCAGGCGGCGAACGCCACGCGATCCGAAACGCTCTCGCGGCGCGCCTTGATGCGCTCCTGCAATGTGGAAGCTCGGGCGCCGACCAGATCAGCGGTATCGGCCGGCATTGTCACCGTATGGTGAATTTGGTGCAGGGCAGGCAATTGATAGGCGCCATCGTCGTAGCCCAGGTCAGACGGCTTCCGGAGCATGACGGCCCACGACGCCATCCAGCGCCAGAAGTCGTTCTCGGCATGGCCTTTCAAGCGCCATTTCTGCGTTTCGCCACCGTCGTGGGTGAAGAACGTTGCCAGCATGTCGGAATAGGACATGATGCCCAGAAACTCAGCGTGGTTTCCGAGCTCCATGAAGTCGTTCGGTGCCGGTGTGGCGGTGGCAGCGAGGCGGAACGGGATGTTGTGGCAAGCCTCGACGAGCTCGTTGCGGTAATGACCGCTTTCCGATTTCAGAATGCTGCTCTCGTCGAGAATGACGCCGGCAAACTGATCGAGGTTGAAGTGCTCTATTTTCTGGTAGTTGGTGATGTTGATGCCCGCGCCGCATTCGTCCTGCGATCGGACGTGACGAGCCGGGATGCCGAACTTCTCCGCCTCGCGCACCATCTGCGCGGCAACAGCAAGCGGCGCGAAATGCAGGATGTTGCCCTGGGTGGACTTGCTGACAGCCTGCCCCCACGCAAGCTCCATGAAGCTCTTGCCGAGGCCAGTGCCGGCGAACAGGGCAGCGCGGCCGCGCTTGAGCGCCCACGTCACGATATCCCGCTGAAACGGGAACAGAACCGACGGAAGATCAGGAATCTCTGATAGACCCGTCGGCGGGTCCAGAATGGCCTTTCTGGCCAAGAACGCGGCATACGCGTTCGCCTGCGCCGATGGCGCAACGTTCATGTTCATATTGTCTCCTCAGACTGTGGTGGTGGTCCCGCGCGTTGGTGGCACGCGGTTAGTTGGGCGATGCAGTGAGCTCCCGCAGCTTGGTGACGGCGGCAGTCTGGTTATTTACGCCGAGCAATGACCAGAGTTGATTGAGTGCCGCCGCGCTCACTTGCGCCGCGATACCATCCGACGAATATCCCATTGCCCAATGGGGCCTCATCGCCTCTAGAGCCTCGTTCCTCGCCTCTGCCTCGCGCAGTCGATCGACCAGTTCAGGCCCTCCCTCCAACTCTTCGACCGCCTTTGCAGCGTCCTCTTCGTCGAAGGTAAAAACATCAGGCATTCCAGCGAACAACCGCAGACGCTCGATGCCCGTAAGCGGGCGTGTTTGGATCCCCATCAAGCCGCCCTCACGCTCAACGTCTCCGCACCGGTCTTGATCGCAGCGCCCTTCACCTTCTTGCCTGCGTCGAGAACAGCCTTGATCGCCGTCTTGTCGGGCGTCTTCACGACCTTCAGAAAGCGAGCCGGAACGGCCTTCTCGTCGACGATCTCGACGCTGTCGCGGCCCTTCGTTACAGAGATTGTCGCTTCGGTGAGTGGCGCTTTCTGCTGGTCGGCTGCCTTGAGAAGGCGGAGCATCAGGCCACGCATCGCGTCTTTGCGGTTCTCTGCCCGGCTCTTGCGTGCCTGCAGATTGATGATGCGGCTGCCAATGGCGCCGATCAGGCTGTTTGCCTCGCGCTCGACGCCCAGGAGGCGCTCAAGCACGGCGCGGAGGTTGGTCTCGCCTTCCACCATGTCGGCGCGCAGCTGCTCGTCTTCCGCGAGCTCGGGATAAGCGACGAATAACGCGTCGATCTCGCTGGCGAGGTTGGCTACGTCGGCGGCTAGGAAATTGTCGTTGGCTGGTCTCGGCATGGTCTCTCCTCGGGATGTGGTGGTGGTGGGTGATCGGTGGTGAGCCGATCAGTCCTTGTAGGGGTCGAATTCGTTGGCGCCGGCCATGATGACGCCGCGAGGGGTCAGGGTGTGGACGATCTCTATGGTGCCAGCGTGCGCGGCCAGAACATCCGGAAGGCGACGATATGCCTGTGGGGCTTCGTCGAGATCGCCGCCCATGACCGTCACACCTTTTTCGCGGATCCAGCTCTGCCACTCATCGTGACGAACCTTACCGGGCTGGCGGACCTTCTTGCCGGTGTCAGTGTCGCGAACGAAACGGCCGCGCGCCTCGGTGCGTGACATGACGCGGCCAGCACCGTGAACGGTCGAATAGAGGCTGGCCTTGCTCTCCGGGCTTTCGACGCCGCGCAAAATCACGGCGTCATCGCCCATGGATCCGCCGACGAAGCCGTACTGATCAGGGAAGGCAGGTGTCGCGCCCTTGCGGACCACCCACATATCGACGCCATCATGGGTCTCATGCCAAGCGAAGTTATGATGATTGTGGACTGAGAAAGTCACGGCGCCACCGATGATCTGGCGGACGCGCTCAACCACCCACTCACGGCCAGCGTAGGCGTACAGTCCGCCGAGCTCGATACCAGCTAGATATCCGCGGCCCAAGTCGCTATCCGCCGGAAGAAGAGCGGGCGGCACTTCCATGCCGTCCTTCGCGCCAGCCATCGCGAGATACTTGGTGGTGATCTTGTGGCCGAGACCGCGCGAGCCGAAGTGAACGCCGATCCATGTGAAGCCGTCGACGTCTTCGAAGATATCGACGTAGTGGTTGCCGGAGCCGACCGTACCCAGCTGCGACTGTGCCATCGACTTGAGGTCGGTGACGTCAGCCGCG